GCGACTACCGTTCAGTCTCTGACGGCCAACCATAGACTAGCGTATTACAAGCGTCTTTAGGTTGTTACCATGCGGATTGTCCAATCTTCAACATTATTACTATACCAGGGTTCCATTCCCTGCCATATACTGGTTTCCCAAGTATACTTAGTAGTTGAAGCTCTAAGGAGTTCCCCGAACAACAAGTAGTCTCGCAAGATCCTTTAACAAGATCTTACTAACATTTGGCTTTTTTTAGCAGGAGCACAAGCGAAGTTTCCACGAACAGAGCCTGTTTGTTTGTGGCGCAATGTTTTTTGGCACAGCTGTTTTTTTCTGTTTATGCCAGACATAACTCTTAATACGTTGTAATTTACTGCATAGACACGGACCTTGGCGGTGGCGGTACCGGCAACTGTGGGCGACGAGAGCACAAGTTGGAGTACGGCGTTGTCAATGCGAGAGAAGTTGCAAGATCCGCTTGGCTGGTGCTCCTCAGGTCTCAATGCGAAAGAGTACAAGTTAATACCCGTATCGGGGTGACGGGTGTGGTGTTGCCAAGGCTGGACAACATCGAAGTACGAACCCTCACGCTCAGAGAAGCGGTCCTGGCCGTTGAGCTGGAGCTTGGCCGTGACTACAGGGTTCTCGCCCCAGCAGTGCATGTCCAAAGCCGTCTCGGCAAGAACGAATGTTCCGGCATCAGAGACAAGCGAGCCCTCGTCACCAGTTGTAGGATTGAAAGCAACGTAGGATGTACTGCCCTTGCTTGTTTCGTTCCAGCTAGAGGCGGGGGTGGCATCATCAGCACCGGCCATCTGGAAGAGACCGGAAGCGTTGATGAAGCCAGCAGAGCCAGATGCCTCCTTGGGTCCACCGAAGGCGTGGATAGCATTGGGCAAGGCATCGATGGAATCAGTGTAGTTGAAGGGCTGGGCTCCGAGTGTGCGGTAAAGGATACCTCCAGCATCGAGGGACGAGCAGTAGTCAACGTTGGCATCGGGCTGGACGACCCAGATGAGCTCCTTGCAAGGGTGGTTGAAATTCAACTTAATCTTGTTGGAAGACGAACCGACCGACTCGTCACCCGTGAACTGGAGCTGCTCAATGAGGTACTCGTGGGGGTTCTGGGCCATCTTGCGGCGCTCATCCGTATCCAAGAAGATATAGTCAACGTAGAGCGAGGCAGCAACAAGCGATTGTTGGTAAGCCTGCGATACGGACTGTGTTCCTTGCGAGGTTCCAGCAGCGAGGGACTTGACAGCCCACAAGCACTCACCAATAGGTCTCAAATCGAGGTTAATCTTGACCTCATGGTACTGGAGAGCGATGAGAGGAAGGGCTAAACCAGGGTTTCTACAAAACCAAAATAGCAAAGGAATGTACAAGGTGGTCTCAGGAAGAGCATTGCGGGGGGCGCAAACCTGTGTGGGGGCACCTGTGGCAGCGCAAGGTCCAGATACACCAGCGAAGTTGGGGTCCGTGATGTACGTGAGCTGCGTAGTGTTGCCAATCATCTTCCAGTAAGCCTTCTGTTGCTCCTTAGACAAAGTGAGTTGATTCCAGATGTGCATCCAGTCACCATATTGGCGGTCAATGCGCTGACCTCCAATCTCGACCTCAACCTGGGCGATGATTTGCTCACCGATGTAGTCGAGCCAGCGAGCATAAACACCGTCAGTGCCAGAGGTGGCCATGGACTGGTTAATCTCGGGAAGCGTGAGCTGGAGGTATGTGCGGTAGCACAAGTCGCCGTTACGCGAGATTGTGCATGTTACACGGCGACCGAAATCGGCCTGTCCAGAGAATGTCTGCTCAATGGACTCCATAGCGAAGTTGGTGTGGCGTCTGTAAGAAACCTTCCAGAAAGTGATTTCGGGCGTACCCGTCAAGAAAACGTCTTGGGCGCCGTAGGCTACAAGTTGCATAAGTCCGCCTGCCATTATGGAATTTTATACTTACGTATATACTATGTTGAGAAAAGAATTTGGAGAAAAGTAAAATAAATAAACAATTATTGTACTTTTTGAAAAAATGCCTAAAATAACCAAAATTATAATTTCTGTCTACAAGATTATATTAGAAAAAAGTTGTTGTCTTGAAAATTACTAAATACTATCGACTTTTACAAAAACTTTGATTCAGTATTCATCGTAAAATAACTGAATGCATTCTATCATTTTGTCTGTTTTATTATCTATCCAATATTGCACTTGACTAGCAAGAGTTTTTAACCTATCATGCCATCGTTTACTATTGTTTTTATTCACTTCTAAGATTCCTTGTTTATTCATTGTCCAACAAGACGGTATTTTTATAGTATCTTTATCAAAATATTGGTCTGGATTAAAACGAATAAATATTATATTACGATGACCTACATCTTGTGAAATTTCCATCAAACGTTTATTCTCACAGCTACAATCATAATCGACATGCTGGTTTTCGTCTATTTCAATGATAACTATTTGATATCCCAAATCCAAGAATAAATCCGGCCTACGCTTTGAACAACCATCGCTTACACGCCTATCTGTTTTCCATGTAACATGTGGAAACTTAGATTTTATGAATTCAACTACCGATGTTTCCTTTGTTTTATAATTACGAACTTGTGGTTTTTCAGGAAACAAATGTAAAAAACAAAAGCTACAATATCCTTCATTTGATGGCTTATATGTACGATTTACGCACCATTCAGATAAACATTTCTTATTAGAAACATCAATCATATCAGGTGACTTATGTAAAATACAATATACCGGTTTCGTTTCCAACATGGTGTTATACAAGGGTCTCCTTGTACAATCTTCAAATTTACATTTTTTATGTGTTAGGTCAATCATTAAATCTAATTTATGTTCTGAACAAAACCTGGTTTTTATTTCTCCAATATAATTGAATGCAGACAATTTACTACATTTGCCAGTTGCTGATGATGTATACTCACATTTTGAGTGTTTCACGTTAATCATATTTTCTAATTTATGGTCGGAACAATGCGTTGCTATTTGTCCGACATAGCCATAACTAGGCGATTTTGTACAATTCAATTCGGCGCATTTGCTATGTTTCAAATCTATCATTCCTTCCTTTTTATGTTGCGCACAATGTGTTTTTGATGTACCTGGATATCCATAGCTTGGAACGACTGTTCCACATTCTTCACACATTTTATTCGCAACATTCACCATTCCTTCTTCTTTATGGTCTGCACAAAATAGTCCGCCTTTTTTGCCAGGAAAATTAAAAATACGTACTTTTCCACACAATGACCCATTCTCTAACTTAAAATCACATCGTTTTTCCAAACTATTTATCATTTCTTCGGTTTTATGTTGAGAACAATAGAGTGGCTTTCCACCAGCCACATTAAAACTAGGCCTATTTAAGCAGCCTTGTCCAAATGCGCATAATTTATTAATCACATTTACCATGTCTTCCGTTTTATGTGCTGCACAGAACTTGGCAGAAGTTAATCCAACAGCATTAAAACTAGCAGACGTTTTTTTTCCTGATTCGGCACATGTTACACAGAAAGGCATAGGTTCGTATATATTATACAGAGAATTTAAGTTTATACCTTTTACGCAAAATATATTCCTACAGTTTCCAAGGATTTATGCAACATCCAATTTCTTTGAACTTTGCCTTCTGAGAAATCTTGGCGAATTCCGTTTGCTACTACCCTGCCTGCTTCTACCCTTCTTATTTTTGAAAATATATTTTGCTTTGACAACTTCGAAGTTAGACAAATCAGTTTCCACATAACATGAATATTGGTCTGCTACTTGAACAAAACTTTTCAATTCATTTATACCAGAACTCAACTCATATATGATTTCATCAACCTTGCTCATATAGTGAGCTAATAAAATATCGGATGGAAAAATAATGATGACGGGCTACTATTGTAAATTAGTAAGTACAATTGTACCATATGGTCGCTGCATATATGCATTAAAACTTTAGTATATTTTATAATAGACCATCATCATATAGATGGATACTTGGTCCGACGCTGGTGACGAACCAGAAACACCCTTAGCTCCCATTCTCTACAATAAAAAGATTACGGCACATCGAAACTTGATTCAAAAATTAGAGGCTATTATGGCCTCTTACGAATTACAAGAAAAATACTCTACCAAATTAACACCTTATAGTCTGGACGTGATTGAAAAACTCATTAAAACGCATCCTCAATTCTTTCGTATGGTTGAAAGCACACTTTTACGTAATATTAATGATAACAAGATTTTGACAACAGATGTTCCCTATATTATTTCGATTATTGCTTATTTGTATAATATTCTTATTGTTTTGAACAAGGATAGTGATTTTATTATGGAAGAACCTGCAGATACATGTGGGTATATACTTAAATTCGTGTTTTCTGTTGCTATTCGAGAACAATTAGTAAAAATATCTGACGACACCGATGCTACATTGTTATTATTATGCTGTGATAATATTATAGATTCGTGTATTAAGTTATTGAAATTGAAGCAACCTAAGCAAATTGCCAATACGATAGCTTCTCATATACCCTTTGCACCTCCTAGCCCATCAATGCCCTTACCGATTCTTTCTAGTCCTATTATAGTAGAATCACCAAAGAAAAAGGTCGTTGTTGATGACCACGATGATTCCATAAAAATAAAGCATTCACCACCTGTTGTACCACCTCCTAAAAAAAGTGGCTGCAATGGTTGCTGCTAATAATAAGATATTTGTATTATATTATCTTATTATTTTACATACTACTAATCATAGCGTTTTATTCGAAAAATTGGATATCAAAAAGTTCTCTAAATAATTCTCTTTGAATACCTCCCGCTTATTTTCGTGTTTTTTTGTGAAAACATAGGATTCCTTTTCCTTCTTGATTGACCATCCTTGGTCCAGAGCATTCGATAAAAACAATAATTTCCGTATAACTGGTTTTTCTAATTTGGCCGTTTCCATGGAATCGGACATCTCCAATTCCATGACTTGGACTTTATATAAATTTTATCGATTTAAAAATATCGTTTCTGGCGAGTTCTCCTACTTCGTTTTCTGTGAGATGTATAATGCTTAGTTTTACGGTATTTACGCGTTTTTTTACCGCGCCTACGCTTGGTTCTACGCTTACCACCATATCCGACTGGTATTGCTGTACCATTAAATTGTTCATCTGCTATTTTTTCTAGTTCTCCATTAGTTAATCCTGATTTTAATGACAAGCTACTTGTTCCTCTTCCTAATACTAATGTTCCTAATATTCGCAAAGCATTAGAGTCTTCTTGACAAACACTATAAGAAAAAAGTTTTAATTTTGTTAAATTATCATAATTATAAATGTATTTTGTAATGAATAATTTTAATTCATGTGGAATTGTTAATAAAAACTTTATATGTTGTGTTTTATTATCGGTTTGCGTTCTCGGCATTTTTACTTTTCCATTTTCAAATTTTGTATCTTCGGGAAAAATAGTATATATTAATTCTTTGTGCTCTGGGCTCAATCGTTCATCATTAATATTAATATAATTATATAACATTTTAACAATGTTGATGTCTGGATACTCTGATAATGTAAATACATTTCTTGAATATAACTTTTCATCATAATTATCGTAACATATTGGAAAATCTTGATTGTATACATTTGGTGTTTTATTGTCAGGAAGCTCTTCGTCATATAAATATCTATAAATATTACTCAATACTTGGCGGTCAACTTGTTCTGAGAACAAAACACCGTTCTCTATAATAATGATTAAAATTTTTATCAAACTTACTAAGAAAATATCAAATTGATATATTTTTTCATATAGTGTACTTGGGTCGATTGATTTATTAAGTAATCCTTCAATTGTCTCTTTAGATAGAAACGAATCTGTAGTTTCTATTATTGGATAGGTATCATATTTTGGTTCATAATACGTTAATGCTTGTTCTCTTAATGCAATCTTTTCAATCTTTTCAATCTTTTTATTTTCGGATTCGTCGTATGGACCAGCACCACCTTTTAGTGTTTGGTTGAACTCCATTGGCGAATTCCATATTTTGACTAATATTTTTTCAATAGTATCCTTTGGTTCGATAGCTATACTGTTTTTTTCTGCTTCTTCTTTTAAAGCTGCCTTTCCTACTGCTTTAATCTTGGTAATAGCCGCCGACCGGTTTGTGTAGCGAATGCCATAATGTTTTGCAAATATTTGAATGTCTTCTGCTGATAAGTCAGCAAATGATTCTATATGCTTTCTATCTTGTTCTACTTTCACTAGTTCTTTTTCTTCCTCCTCTTCTTTCGCTTCTCCCTTTACTTCCTCCTCTTCCTTTGCTTCTTCCTGCTCTTCCTGCTCTTCCTTCGCTTCATATTCTCCTAGTGCTGGTCTTTTCGGTGGCATAGGTAGGTCTGAAAGTGCTGCTGATGCATTATCGTCTGTTACTGGTTCAGGCATATCTAATATATCAAAAAAATGATTATCATCAAATACTTCTTTGGCGCGCGTTAATAAATATTTACCCCATTTTGTTCCATTTATTTCAATATATTTCAATAAAGTATCTATCTGCTGAACGAAAAATTTCAAAAATCTATAAGAGTAAACACTTATATTTGCAGACTGTATTACAGATATCATTGATGTTATTTTAAGGTTTGTTTCAGCGGCATCTTCTATACATTTGGTTCGTTCAGCCATTTTTAATGCAAATTTATCATCCTCCTCTTTTTTACGTTCTTCTCTTCTTTTTTTGTTTAGTTCTGTTTCAACTGGTTTAATGACGGCATCTTCGTAAGCCTGCACGAATGCTGGATAACTTGGTGCATCAATGTCTAGATTTGTAGTATTTACACATAATGCAGAACTTATTATGTTCTCTCTTGTATAAGAAACAAGGTCTCGTCTAATTTTATATATATCTTCGTATGTTCCATGGAATATAGCTAAGTTATTAAGAACACTATCAACATCAGCATATCCGCTAATACTAACGTCAACACCTTGTAGAGGTGGGTTTGAATTCAAATTTATAATTCCAACTATTCCTTCTGACGAATTGCCTATAATCGATTCTATATTACTTAACATTTTTAATTGTTTTTCATAAAACTCAGATTTATTCATAATTGTACTATTAATTACATTTATTGAAGGTAATACTTTATTTACAAAGACTATTTGTTCATCTTTTTCAGCAAGACTAACTAGTTTTTCTTTAATGCTATTTAAAATCTGCTCGGTCATTAATTTCAAACCAGCACCTGAATCAATTGCGCCATCAACACTAGACATCGTTAAAAGCGTAATGTGGTTTGAAGTTAATTCTCCGTTTAATTTTATTATATTACTATTTACTTCATTTATTAAATCTGTTTTTATTTGAGAAACATCAGTTTCAATATTATTAATATTTCCAAGTAAATTGAATAAATTTAGATAATTCTTATAAAATGCTAATAATTCTTGTATTCTAGTGTCCATTTCTGCATAAACCTTTCTTTTCTTAGCATCATAAGATCTGGGTGCATCTTTAAGTGAATCAACTAAATTAAGTATTGGTTCTATCTGTAACAAATTAAGTTGATTATATAAAATGTCGAGACGCTTGTTAATTGTATCTATTTTTGTTTTTACTCCACCAATATTGTCAAACGTTGTTTTCAAATTGCGAAATCCTACATCGATTTTCCCATTATCATAAATTTCATTGAATGTTTTTATAGGGTCGATTAAATCCTTTCTAATGTATATTACAAACCCAACGCCTTTATTAGTATGTAAATGTCCAAATGTACCAGGTGGACTATCACGTGGTACTGGGTCACGTAATGGACCCCTTATAGATTGTATTACAATAGGCGAATGATACATAACGGCTGCGGCAATTGCAATTCGGTCAAAAGATATAAATGCATTTACTTTATCTGTTATCTTTTCATCCAAATTTGAAGGTGAAAACCCTCCATTTACATTATCTTTGAATGTCTGAACCTTGATACCTTCTCTTAAACAAGAAAGCGCTTGTCCACCATCACCAAGCCTTTTAGATAAAAATTTATTTGTAAATGAGACTGGTTGTAATGTAATTAAACCAGCAGTCGTGACACCATTAATATTTGGTAATGTTGAGGCCAATTCTTGTATTTTGTCTTTCATTGTTTTGGCACTTTCATTGTAACCTTTTGGATTTCCATCCGAATTAATCTCAGCAATATCTCCATCCGCATATGCAAACAAGTTTTTACTTTTTGGATATGTAATTAATAGACCTGCTTTATGATTTTTATAATCATTTGCATCTCCTGCCTTGTCTTTTAATAACATGCTCATATACAAACGACGGTTCGTATAAAACATGAGTTCTTTATTGTCATATGTGATATCATGTTTAGGAACAGTTCCCCAATCATCATAAATAGTGCAGCTTGAATTAAACTTTTCCCAACAAAATCTAAAATTTGTATCTGGTTTTTGAAACCCATATCTTATTCCAGCGGGAGTATCCCATTGTATTTTTGTGGCAGGGTCATACAAGGTTTGATTGTTCTGCAGCCAATAGAATACTTGTTCGCCCTTTACCCTAGATAAATCCAAAAATATATTTGGGTCTCCAACGTCGCATATAAAAAATACTTCTCCAGTAATTCCTCTGTTCGTTAACAATTTAGAAATATACGATTCACCAGTTGTATCGCTCAAATAATCCTGTTCGGAACCATGGATAGACCATATTTCATAAAAATCGGTTATTTCGTCTTTAAATAGGTCGTCTATTGGAACTGCTGTAAATTTATCATGTTTTGTTGGGTCCAATATTGCATTTACTCCTGTTTTTTTTTCAGAACCTTCGTCATCATCGTCGGGTGTAGTTGCACTTTCATCCAAACCTTTCAATAAAAATCTACCAAATAGTTGATTTTCGGATTTTACACAATGGTCAGCATCTTCATTTGCTATCAATGGTAAATAATCTTGTGCTTGGTCTTTATTTTTATTAAACTTTACTTTAAAATCATGATGACAATCTGAAAATGCAGTATAACATCCTTCGTCTGCTGTATATTCGAATGTTTCAAACGGCATATTATTTATATTATGCAAAGAAAATAATATATAAAGTTTCCCGAACTATTTATATAATAAAAACGCTCGTAATAAGTTCTATGAATCAAAAAAATAATCCGAAAACATTAGTAGTCCATCAGGCATCAACGATTGACGAAAAACACACTGAAATGTTAGACCGGTTTCAAAATATTGAATCTACCATGATTCCGAATATTCGAAAGGAAATTACTCGTTTAAAGTCCAACATATCTTCCCTAAATGATAGTCAAATTGATATATTTTTGGATATACGTGATAAAATAGTATTATTAAAACAACAAATTAAGAGTCTAAAACAAGAGAGGAAACGATATCTACTAGAGAACTCAAAGTACATCTTCCAATATTTCGAGGATAAAAAACAAATATCGAATATTAATAGTGTTCCTAGTGCAAAATCTAACAATTCGGTGAATTCCTTTTTTAAGATTAAGGTGGCCAATGAATCTGTCGACGGCTCTCATACTTGCACCGGCAAAAGTAATCCAATAACCGCCCAGAAAAAGAGTTATCAAAATTACTGGCGAAATGTAAGTAATGAAATTACGAATATACAGTATTTCGTGATTGCGACCGATATATGCCAAGTTTGTTTTACTGGCGAACTCATCCCACAAGACGAAGAAGGAATTTTAATATGTAACAATAGTTCGTGTGGTAAATTTATCACCTATATTATTGATGGCGCGAAACCAGCGAACAAAGAACCACCCAATGAGGTTTCTTATACCGCCTATATTCGTCTCAACCATTTTAAAGAAATCTTATCGCAATTTCAGGCGAAAGAGACGACACAGATTCCGGAGGAAGTGATTGATGCTATTAAAGCCCGTATTAAGAAAGAACGTATTAAAGATATGTCGCTTATCAATTACGACAAGATGCGTGATATCTTGAGGAAATTAGGCTTCAATAAGTATTTCGAGCATATTCAATATATCAATTCTTTATTTGGTATTAAACCACCTATTATGAATGAGGAATTACATGAAACCCTATGTGTTCTCTTTATTGAAATACAGAAACCATGGGCTACGCATTGTCCAGCAAATCGAACAAATTTCTTTAATTATACATATACATTGTATCAACTGTGTGTTTTATTAGACCAAACGCAATATCTACCTTATATTCCTATGATGAAAGACCGTGAAAAACAGTTGGAACAGGATATGATATGGAAAAAAGTTTGCAATGATTTGGATTGGGTGTTTTATCCAAGCGTCTAAGGAATCGTTGGTTCTCCCTTTCCGAGTATTTTAATAGTATGAAATAACATAAAGTTATGGGTTCATATATTGTAAACATGTCTTATCCCGTTGATATGCAAATACAATACGGCACGAATGAAGAGTATCGTGTGTGTTTCCGTCAACTCTGTAAAATGAGGCCAATGATTCTCGATATGTCTCTCGTAGAATTAGACGAAGAAACCATGGACGAACAAGATTTTGACATGGAAGCTGCATCCAAGACTGTGGATTTAATATGGGAACAAACAAAATCCCACGTATTATTTGCCAAATTATACGAGAAGGCCGCTGCAATCATGATATCAGAAGATAGAGAAATCGGTCTGGCTATTATGGTTTCATATGATTATTTAGATGTATTTCATCCATGCTTCTGTGAATTTATACGAGACCCCGTTTTTTTTAGTGAAACAAACATATTCTATTTGGCAGTTCTCGAACGATTCAAGAAATTGGGGTATGATAAGTCAAAATAGTTTATCGGCATATAATAAAATAAAATCTTATCTTATCTTATTATATAAAATATGGCATCTACAAGAAATCGTAACTGTCAAGGTGATTATGTGTTAGAACAAGCACAGAATAAGGGCATTTGTGGTTATTCTGAATATGGACACTCGGCTTATGGATATCCGAATGAAACCATGTTGCCCGGAAATGGCTTGTTACAAGGTCGTGTTGCATCGAGGAACTTATCTAGTAATTATGCCGATATTGAGAGTCAGTTGTTCGGCATTGGTTCAACCAATTTAGTGAAACCAAAAGACCCTGTTACTCCCGATATTCATCCTCTTTTAAGTTTAAATGTGATAGACCGTCTACCGGTTCTAATTCCTGAACCTCTTGTAGTTGCAAAGAATCAGCGTCCATATCCTTTCCATTGAAAGGATTGCTTTGTTGCATATCCTTTCCATTGAAAGGATTGCTTTGTTGCTTATCCTCTTGTCCTTCTTCGTCTGATTCATCAGAATCTGATGTTGATTCGCTAGATATATCATCTAGATTGTTATCGTCGTCTTGTTCGTCGTCTTCTTCGTCAGAACCACTTCCAGTTTCTATTGGTCCAGAAGAGTCAGTGTCAGATTCATAATGTCTCATGGTGTGTCGAGAACCTGGCTGTCTAGTTCGCTTAAAAGTTATGTTATTTGGTCTCTTTTTGATGGCTCGTTCTAATGGTACTTGTACAAGTTCTCCAAGTTGTCGTTTTTTTTCAATAGCATCTTTAATCTGTTCGAGCAATGATGTTTGCACATTTGTCAAATTCTTTTTTTCAGGTAACAGGTCACAATTGTCGATTTGTATGGAAATATATTCAGGCATGAGTTCAAACGATTCGTCCTCTAAAATTTCTATAGGTATTTGAATATTTGCCATTACGTATTGACTCGTCATTATCTTATATTTTGAATATAATTTTAATTAAATTATATTTAAGTTTGTTTGGATAAGATAAGTATATTATTTGAATAAACTAGTTGTTCATATCTACCAAATTTATAGCCTTGGATAGTTGTGCATTGTCGTTTATGTAAATTGTTCCTATATCACCATGAGCAGTTGGGGATAATGGTTGAGGTGGCTGCGGTGGCTGTGGCTGCGGTGGTGGTGGTGGTGGTGGTTTATTTTTCTTATCTTCTTCCAAATCTGCTATTGCTTGGGCTTCTGCCCTTTTTGCGGCTTCCAAATCCTTTTTATATTTTTCTATTTCTACTTTATGTGCATTTACAATATCCAATGCCTTTGCTTGTGCATTATCTAAATCAAGTTTGTATTTTGTTGCATTTACACTTGCCTGCAATGCTTCATCTTTGATACGTTTTGCTTCTTGTGCAGCAGATATTGCTTTTGTTTTTTCTTCTGCTAATTCTAATGCATAGTTTGGTGTTTTGTCAAATAAATTATTAATCGACGGCTGGTCTTTTGGCCGATTATCATTTGACCTATTATCATTTGTTCCGTTACCATTACATACTTGAGTTACATTACAACCTGCCTTGCCTGTTTCGGTAGTTATAGTGATATTCTTCATTAAATCGGTCAATGTTTTTATCTTTTCATTGTCATCTATTTGTGTAACGGGGTTTGTGATTAGTTCCTTCAATTTGGCTAATATCCTTTGCAATAATGATTCTTTATTATTATCGATTACAATTGGTAATGGGACGGGTTCTAGTATATTGTTTGAATTGTTTCTCTTCATTATTTCACTCAACATTTCATACAATTTGTAACATCTCAATTCATTCGTGGGTTCGTTTAGAATAGTAAAAAGATACGTTATATTAACGCCTTCACTATTAATTAACGACATTTCTATTTGCATAGGTCCTTTTTCGTTTGTTGGCGATTTCCAAAGATTTACTATGTTTTTTAGATTCATCATATAAT